ATTGTATAGGTATTTATTCACATATCTACCATTCTCGCTTCAATTGTCTTACATCCGACACACCAAAAAGTGCCTTAGCAATTTGCTCTGCATCCTGTCTTAAATTAGACTCACAGGTGAATTCTACTTTAGTTAATCTATTTGAACTCATTAATACCTGAGCAGACCATTTGGTCGATTTCACAATAGGATCGCACCAATGATAAATCCTTTAGCAAAGGAAATACAAACTACTTGATAGTCTGTTAGTCCAAACTTATCTTGACATTTTTTGATAAGTTTTTTATCCCATTCAACTGCTTTGTCGAATACTTTTTGTGCTTTGTCTGGTAATCCCATTGGTTTAGAAAGGTGAATTTGGTGCTTGAGCTCCAAGACCTGCAGATGCTTGTCCTGCTGGTGGTGCTAGATCAGGTGTTCCTAGAGGAAGTGCGTTTCCACCCAATCCACCAGGGACTCCGAGAGATCCTGTAACAGCATCCATAACTTGTGATTTAACTCCATCAATGATGGAATCTCTGTTGACATATACATATACGCCACTGCCAACAACGGCAACAGATACAGCAGTGGACGCAATAGCGAGTACATTAATAATTTTTTGCATGATTCATTAAGTTATGCGATCTATTTATATAAAATAGTTAAAATTTATTACAAGTCGCCGAGAGTCATTGGTACAAGTAGTTCCACAATGTTTAGTCTGCGAAGGAAATGTAACTAGACGATTTGCAACACTATTAACTATAGCACCATTTTCAAATTTTGTATAGCCATCGCATGTATTAAGGTAGAATATAGAAGTTTCACATACAACAGGACCATCTACATGGAAAGGATGTTCGATAATAGTATCAGTTTTTTCCTGAGAGTTTGCCTTTATCCTGTCAACCTTTGCAACTTTCATTTTATGTAGAAGTGGAGTTACTAGACTGAAGTGATCACCATAAGTACCTTCATAAAAAGAATGAACTAATTGATACTTATCATAACCTGATAGAACCGTAGATGAAAACCAAGGGAACCCATCACTAAGAATAGATTCCCTTAAGTTATTAAATTCAAATTCATCAAGAAAATTATCTTGAACCTTCATTACATTTTAAATGTTTCTTTTGGTTCTGTATCAGAAACGCCAATTATTTTGAGAGGTGCTTGCTCAATACGAATAGTTTGAGTGGGACCAGCTTTAGCAATAATTGCTTCAATCTCTTGTGCAGATGGAGGTGGAGGACCAGCAGGAGAACCATTGCCATTACCATTCATCTTCATAGTACCATCTCCTTTCTTAGAAGCAGTCTGAATTCCAAAGCTAGCAAGAACTCCTGTAAAAACTGAAGCTATAAAAGTTGGATCAATTTTCTGTTGAGGAACACCAGGTATGGCGACATAATTTAAAGTCAAAATTCCCCCAGACCAGGCAAGTACCGCAATTCTGACAGCTGTACTTATGATTGCTGCTTGTTCTTCAGCATCAGGAAGAAGTGCTTCCTTTGCTTTACCAAAGAAACCTTTCTTCTCTTCTTTAGTTTCTTCAGTTTCTTCTATAACTTCTTCCTTTATTTCTTCAGCCATAAAAATAAGAGTAACTAGCTCTTATTTAGTATTATTTAAAGTATAAATTACCTGATATTGTAATGCGATCTTCATCACATTCATAGAATGGGTATACACAATGCTTCATTTTAGCAGGGAAAAACAACATTCTTCCTTCTGATAATGGACTCATATCATAGGTATATTGGCATATATCACCAAGAGTATCCATATATGTCATCTCAAAATTGGATACATTTGATTTTGCCAATCCTTTTAAAAAGTCTAACTTAGATTGTTCTTTACTATCAGTAGGAATTTTCATCCATACAACAAAGGAATATAAACCACCATGACCATGTGTAGGATTATATTCATGTTTCTTTTGAAAATTAACCCACCAATCATTTAAGACTAGATTATTAGTAGTACTGGCATGATTAATATTACGAGAAGGGTATGCTGAAAATGCCTGATAATATTGCTCTGCACATTTCAATAGAACATTATTTGTAAAAAAATCATCTTTATCTATTAAATTTAAACTAGATGATATATGCCCTGCTAATTGATCTTTAACAGAATCATCTTCTGAAATAGCTGCATCAATCCTAGTATTTAAATAATCTATAATATTTTTGTCTAACGAAATTTCTAACCACCCTGTTACTGGTGGTACTGTAGGTTTACATCTAAACATAATAAAAATAAATTTACTTCATAAATCCTTGTTTAATTAGTTTTTGCAGTTCCGCAGTACTACCAGTAAAGATGGCATTGTTTGTAACATTGTTTGTAGTCTTATGCTTAGTCTCATCAATCTCCTTAACTTTTTTCTGAAGATCCATGAGTTTGTCAGCAATATCAGCAGTTGATTTTAATACCTGACCTGCTACTTCAAATGCTCTAGGAGAACCAGATTCACCAGCAACCTCCATAATACCATTTAAAGTCTCTTGACCTTTTTCGATTAATGAATACAACTGTGCTCTACTATACTCATAATCTTTATCAATGTCAATACCTGCATCTTTCTTTACAGGAACATCCGTATGAGCATTAAACTTTTTAACATAGTTATGCTCAGATTCAGTATTTAATGCTTTATCTATTTCCTTTGACATCTTTCTGATCCTCCTTCAAAATCATGAATACTTTCCGATCCACCTATAGAAAATGGGTTGTACTTTGATGTAGCAATTTCATACATCTTCTGATGTATATCTGCTATCTCTTCTTCTGGTCTAGGTGGTTCATCATCAACACCAGGAGGTTGAATCTCTGATGGAGATGTATCTACTGGTTCATCTGTTGCAATAGGCATAGAATCATGTGGGTGGGGTTTATCGTGAAACCAAGGGTCGTAAGGAATCATTGGCAATCCCATTATACATCCTCTTGTCTAGTAGGACTATACTTCTTAGAATCACTAAACATAGTAGTAGTCTCACTGAATCCAAAGTCATCTTCAGGTCCAGCACTAATTGGATCTGGAGTAACAGTATATCTCATTTCACGCTTGGCAGTATCAACCTTAGTATCTGCATAGTAATCAACCTGAACCTTCTTAATAAGACCGTCTGTGCTATCAGCAACAGGTCCGAAGAGATATGTCTTAGCATTAAAATTAAAAGTATACATCAAAACTCTTCTAGTTGAAAAGTCTCCTTCATACTCATCAGTGAATGATATATTTTCTAGTACAATAGGAATATCTCTCTTCTCTCCAATAGTTGATATTAAATCTATAGTAACATTAAATGCTGGTTGAAAGAATGGAAGTATCTGTTCTACAATCTGTAATGCATCATCATTTAACTTAGTCATTACATTAAGTTCAAACCCTACATTATAAGGTACTGGTAAATATACTTTCTTTGCTTTCTTATTAGATGGGTCTGTGCTATCAACTGCCTTAAAAGTCCTAGTTATACTACTCTTTCTACTAGAATCATAAGACATACTAGACATCTCAAATGACATCCTAGGTAATGTAATAGCAGTTGCCTTTGTTAATTCTTCTTGTTGTTCAAGTTTTGCTAAAAACTTTTGTTTTGGTCCATAGATTAATGGAACCTTAGTTTCGCTAATAGTGCCACCTTGTCTATCATCATGCTGTATATGGATATCATTAAACAATGTACCGAAAGCAATAATTGTCTTTCTTAAAATTTCGTGATAAAAATAAGTACCTAACATTACACATCTCCAAAGGGATTAGATTCAGTGAAATCGAGTAGTGCATCTGCAGCAGTCTCAAATTCATCATTCATAAAATATTCACTACCTGCAGCTTGAGTACTTAGATCATCATTCCAAGAGAATATTTGATACCTTGCAGAAGATGCAGTTCCAGTGATGTACTCACCAGGTGTGAAATCACCTGTATTTATCGCAATATCTAATTTTCTGTTAGATTCATCCCATTTCTTAACATATGCTTCAGCACCAGAATCAGATCCAACTACCCTTTCGTTCAGATGATAGGTTCCAATACCAATACTCAATGGAGCACTAATAGAAATTGTAGGAGTTGCTTCATAACCCTCACCAGCATCTGTTAGATATATTCTAAACATAGAAGATCCAGACAAGGTTGCAACAGCAGTTGCTTGTACTTGACCTG